CTGACTAATCGTGGTGACTTCGTTGGTACGTTCGTTGTAGCCATAGTCTTCCGTCAGTTTCTGCCAACCCACATGCAGATTGTTTGCCGGCGCAAAGTGGAAATAGTCCAGCGTCACGGCTTGGCCCAGCTCCAGTTCGATGATGTTCTTTACCACGTCCCGGCCAGCACCAGCATTGATTACGTTGTGGTCTGGCGTGCCATAGTAATAGTCGCCTCGCTGAGCGTAGCGAAAGGCACGCTCCACTTTAATGGTGTGGCTTTTCAGACCATTGTTAATAATGGTTCGGGTCAGGGTCTGATCTTTGAATATCGAGTCGATCAAGTTTTTCTGTTGTACATCGGGGATCCGATTGTCTTCTACCACACGGTTAACGCTGGTTGAAACGTAGGTTTTCTTCTTGCTGCTGAATAAGCCCATAACCGTGCCTCATTTAGATACAAAAAGAGGGAGCCAAAGCCCCCTCCTCCTTATGCCTGTTGTGATGTGCTGCTATTACAGCGCTGTCGGGGTAATCCCGTCCAGCAAGCGACCAACCGCCTCACCGATAAACTCATCAGACAGTTTGTTTACCCCGGAAACCGGCGTGGTGTCGTCCATGGTTTTACGGACGTTCCAGGTGTCGACCAGCAGCTTGGCAGCCTTTTGTTCCGAGTCCCGGACATAGCCATTGCGCTGTGCTTCATACAGAGCCACCTGTTTACCAACCACACTATCCGGACCAATGGCAGCGCCATCCGTCTGTGCCTGCTCTGTGACCTTCTTCTGGCTTAGCAGTGCAGTCTCAGCGACCGTCTTGAGCTTCTGCTCCATAATCAGGTCGTACTCACCACGCAGCTTGCATTCCTGAGCGGTTAATACCGTGCCCTCAATGACTGCGTTGGCTTCTTGCTGTTCAACCAGGGAAGTCTGTGCATCGGTCTGTAGTTTCTGGGCCTGTAGGTTTGTTTTCTGCTGTAGCTGAACCTCTTCCTGGGCATCCAGCAACGCACCCTGTTTAGGTATGTTGAGAGCTTCAGCTACAAGGTTCGCTGTCTGCTGATCACTCAGCGCGGTCTGGGATTCAATCCCGGCACGCTCAGCAATGGTGTTCTGGATCTGTTCCTGAAGCAGTTGTGCTTCCAGGTCTGAACGTTGCTCTGACAGAATAAACTGCAGAGAGTGGGTCATGACAGACTGCAGAGCACCAAGGTAGACCGTGGCATAGTCACCTCCTTTGATACGGCCCTTGGAATACTCGCGCTCTACATGCGCTTCCATGGCCTTCATCAGGTGGTCAAAAATGCCAGTTCCGGTCAGGCTATTCTCACCGTCTGTGAGATCTGAAACTGTAATCGCTGCCATCGGTCTACCTCAGTGTTGCAGAAAAGTTACGCGCTTTTGCCTTGCGCCATGGCTTGACGTTGAGCCAGATCTTTCAGCTCAGACTCTGTCAGCGCGGGCAGAACAGCAATGTTGAACTCGTTGATCTGCTTGCCTTTACGCATCTGACGGCCTTTCTCGTCACGCTCGGTTACGAACACCTGGCACTTGCGGTCATGCAGCACGTTGTAGATGATGCGCGGGACGTGGTATTCCACACCGAACTTCACGAACTTGCGATGGGTACCCACCACACGGTTACCGGCTGTGACGATTTCACCGTCCCACTCGGCTTTGTTCGGGTTCATACAGGTCACCTGGATCCGAACCAGTTCAGCCGCTTCTTTCTGCTTGCGTACCCGGCGTTGGTTTTCAGTCTCACCTTTAGGCGCCTTGGTATCTGCAAACTCACCGCTCACATCAGTGGCGGTTTCTTCGTCATTGGAAGCCTCTTTGTTTTCCAATGCTTCGTTGATCTTTTTCCGTAGGTTCTCAGCGGTAATGTCTTTGCGGTACTTCAGGCCAATGATGTCGGCCTTTGCTTTCAGCTCTGCCAGTTCATCGTACTGGGAGGTATCTTCGCTCATCGTGCTACTCCAAAAGATTCAATAGGAAAGAGAAAAGGGAGGGGCGAACCCCTCCCGATTCATTACATCGGTGCAGCAGTCTTGATCAGACCAATGCGCTCACTACGTTCCAGCAGGAAGCCGTAGTACCACTTGATGGACATGAAGCCAGTCTCACCGTAAGGATCGGTGCGATCCGCGGTTTCTTCACCAGGCTTCTTGTGGGTAATCTTGAATTTCACTGTCTTGCCATCGGTCTGGAAACCAATGGTAGAGAATGAAGAGTCACCAACCACCAGCATCGGGAACACGTCAAACTTAGTGCCGGTGCTGTAGTGAGTTGAGTTACCAGTCGCGTCAGCGCCAGCACTTTCCCACTTCATCATCTCAGGCACCACGATCACGCGGAACCGTGCACAAGCACCTATCTCACCGGTCAGGGTGTTACCAGCGGCTGCGTACTTCTCAACCGGGATAAACGCCTTGTCACCGTGCAGGTCGGTCATGCCTTCCAGCAGGGGCTGCAGCTCGGAACCCACGTACATCACACGGCAAGCCGGGATGGTGCGGGTGTCAATCATGCGAGTACCGGTAATCACCTTGGTGTGCTTCGGTGTGCGGTTGTTGTCCAAGTCGATCTGCAGACGCAGCAGGTCGTCGTAGGTCACTTCGTCAGCAGCATCCACTTCGACGTCAGCCGTCGCGTCGCCACCAAACTTCACAACACCACCGGAGTTCAGCAGGTCGATCTGAAGCAGATCTTCTGTGATCTCGTTGGCACCAGCGAGCATCTCGCGGTTAATGTGCATCATCAGATCAGCGTCAGTGTCGAAGTCCAGGGATTCCTGGGTGTATTCGTCAAAGAAGCCAAACTTGGCGATGGACCCTTCGATTTCCTTACGCTTGAAGCCAACGCGGTTAACGCGGCCACCAGCTTCGGAAAGCACTGGCATCTTGCCCGGGATAGAACCCACGTCTTTGCTGGAACCATAAAGGTTACCGTTAGTAATCGTGGCGCCGTTGGCGTCGATACCCTGGTCGTTGATGTTCGCGTCATCGAGCAGAGGCAAGTAGTGATACTTCTTGATCTTCTTGCCCATGTGCTTCGGTAGGTTGGTCACGTTCGCCAACTGTCCGAAATACTGCTCTTTACGCATCTCGATAAGTGCGCGCTTGATGTAGTGATCAGTACGAATCTGACCGCCGATGTTAGACGGAGAGCCGCCTACCGGATCGTTATAGGATTGAGCCATATACTACCCTCATTACTTTCACTGGAGATTTGAGTCGAACTGCTTCTCAAACTCTTCGTCTGACATACCCAGTGGGCTGTAATCAGTCGGAGCCGTCGAAGCGGGTTTGGTTTTGGTCGAGCTGGCTGCCCGCTTTTTTTCTTTCAACTTGGCATCCGGCTTTTTGCGGCGTGTGCGTCGGGTAACGGGTTTCTCTTCGGGTGGTTTGTTCTGGTCAGTCTTCTCAGACTCCAGATCGTTAAACGCACCTTCTTGAGCCAGCCGATCACCGATCTGCTTATAAGCCTCAATGTCGGAAACACCACTCAACTGACCAAGCGCCTGCAGTCGCCGTACCTCTGTGCTGACCCGTTCGTAAACGCCAGTGGCCATCTGGTCGTTCAGAACCTCCAGTACACGGGGGTTATTAGCAATGATCTGCTTACTAGCGTCATCCCACTTATTACTGACGAGATCCACGGTCTGCTGGTATGTCGGCGTGTCCTGGAGCGAATCCAGCACCTCATCCAGTTCCATTTCACGATCGTCAACATTGTAAGTGTTTGGTCGATAGTCACTTTCTTGATCGGAGTCCAGATCCATTGGATCCACTCCGCTATCCTTCAGCAGCTTCTGGATCGCGCCTTTATCCCCACGGGACAGGTCGATCAGGTGGCTGAGCTTGGATTCTTCATTCAGGCCGTGCTTGTCCAAGAGTTTCACGGTCTTCAAAGACGGCTTTAATGCAGCCATCTTTTTGTTGTAGTTGGCACCCATCTGCATCAAGCGACGAACTTCGTCCGCGTTCTTGACTTGCATTTCATGGCCATTGGCCTTGAAAGGTGCCATCAGTTTTTCGTATTCGGCTTTGTAATCCACCGCGTCATCGGAATCCTTGTCGTCTTCCTGATCGTCAGTGTCTTCGTCCGCCTCGTCATCGAGCTCTTCATCAGAATCCGACTCCGCATCTTCATCGGCGGTGTCA